ATACTATATCAGGAGATAAAGAATTCAATCAACTTATGGGGAATATCCTCATAGAATTGTTAGCCAATCAAGGTATAGAGGAACTTAATCGTGGAATATAGTAAAGAATTTTTAGAAAGACTCAGAGAAGAAATAATTTCAGATGAGGGATGTGTACTAGAAGTATACAAAGATCATTTGGGTTATTTTACAGTGGGTGTAGGACATCTTATTCGTCCTGCTGACGAGGAATGGGGGAGTTCTGTTGGCACAAAAATCACAAAAACAAGATCAGATGAACTTTTAGTAAAAGATTTTAATACTGTTCTTAAAGAATGTGAAAATGCATTCTCAACTTCATGGCCAGATTGGATGCCCAATCCAGATAATAAATGGGAAGATTGGCCAGAAGAAGTAAGATTAATAGTTGCAAATATGGCTTTTAATTTGGGTCTACCAAGACTGAAAAAATTTAAGAAGATGTTGACTGCAATAAATATGAAAAATTATGTGAAAGCATCTGAGGAAGGTCTAGATTCTAGGTGGGCAAAACAGGTTTATAACCGTTCACATAGATTAATGGATCGAATGCGATCTATAGACACAATTGATAATGTTTAAAAAGGAAATATATTATGGAAAAATTATTAAGAGAAGCTCTTATTATAAAATATGAAGGTGAGATAGCACATGCCAACGCTAACATCAGAGTTTATTTAACTAATCCAGTTGGTATTGGGGAACACCCTGATATTATTTCTGCGATGGATGAACAAATCGAAAAGATGGCTCATGCAGAAGAAAAACTTTTATGTGTTAAAACTCATTTTACACCAGATAGAGTAGTATAAATTGCATTTTTATACTAATGTACAAAAGTATAAAGACTTCATATTAGCTCGAGGAATAAAGAACGGGAAACGATACATTAAGAGATTAAAGTACGAACCTACACTTTACATTCCTTCAAAAAAACAATCCGCATTTAAGTCTGTTAAAGGCGAATTCTTACTGGCTAAGAAATTCGGCTCTATTAATCATGCTCGGAATTGGCGAAAGCAATACAAAGATTCTAATGTTGATATACATGGTTTAGATTCGTGGGAATATACTTACATCAATGAAGTATTTCCTAGTAATATAAAGTTTGATATTAAACAATTAAACATTCTCAATATTGATATTGAGTGTGAATGTGAAAACGGATTTCCTGAACCCACAGAAGCAGAAGAAAAGGTTAATGCTATTACAATGAAATTATTTGGACATGATACAATTCATGTCATTGGAACAGATAATTTTGAATTCAAAACAGACAATCCCAATATAAAATATCATAAATGTCAGCACGAAAAACAGTTGTTGAAAACTTTTATGGAAGTTTGGAATGAATTGGAACCTGATATTATTACAGGTTGGAATGTTGAAACTTTTGATATAGCATATTTAATTAATCGTATTTGGAAATTATTTAATTGGGAAACTGTTTGTAGTTTATCTCCACATGAACTAATTACATCTAGAGAATGGCTCTATATGGGTCAAAAGAAAATGATATCTTATAATATTTCAGGTATTGCGATACTTGATTATTTAAAGATGTATAAGAAATTTACTTATACGACTAGAGAAACATATCGTTTAGATCATATTACCGAAGTAGAACTTGGTAAAAAGAAAATTGATTATTCAGAATTTGGTGCTATGCATTTATTCTATAGAAACGATTATCAGAAGTTTCTAGAATATAATATCAGAGATACAGAATTAGTTGAACAGTTAGATGATAAATTACAGTTAATGGAATTAGTAATTACTATGGCATATAGTGCTAAATGTAATTACGAAGATACATTTGGGCCGGTAAGATATTGGGATTTACTAATTTATAATTTCTTAAAGAAAAGGGGAATGGTTCCTCCGCCTAAGAAAGGTACTCAAGATTCTAGAATTATCGGTGCATATGTAAAAGAACCACAAGTAGGACAACACAACTGGATAATGTCATTTGATTTAAACAGTCTGTATCCACATTTAATTATGCAATACAATATGAGTCCTGATACTTACATTCCTACAAAATTTCCTCAAGACATATCAGTTAAGAAATTGCTTGAAGGAGAAGTTGATATAACTTCATTGACTACTTCAACAGTTACACCCAATGGTGCTATGTTTACTACAAAGCGACAAGGCTTCTTACCTGAACTATTAGAAGAAATGTATGATGAAAGGGTGTTGACTAAAAATAAGATGATACAACACCAGAGAGACTTGGAAGATACATCTAAAGAAGATATAACAACACGAAAGAAATTAGAATATGCTATAACTGCTGAGAACAATAATCAGATGGCAAAGAAGATTGCTCTCAACAGTTGTTATGGTGCTTTAGGAAATCAGTATTTCAGATATTATAATAGAGATATAGCAGAAGGAATTACAACTGCTGGTCAGTTAAGTATTAAATGGGTAGAGAAGGCTGTTAATGCATACATGAACAACCTGTTAGACACTGATGATGATTATGTAGTTGCGATTGATACTGATTCGATTTATGTTCGATTTGATGAATTGATTAAGAAAGTAAATCCAAAGAATCCTGTAGAATTTCTAGATACGATTGCAAAAGAAAAGATAGAGCCAATGATAAATGATTCGTATGAAGAGATGGCTTCGTATATGAATGCTTATCAGAATAAGATGCATATGGGTAGAGAAGTTATTGCTGATAAAGGTATCTGGACAGCGAAGAAGCGATACATTCTTAATGTACATGATTCAGAAGGTGTAAGATATAAAACCCCACGATTAAAAATTATGGGAATAGAAACAGCCAAATCATCAACACCAATGTGGTGTAGAAAACGATTAGAAGATGGTATCAGAGTATTGATGAATCAGAGTGAATCGGATGTATGGCAGTTCATTAAAGATTCTTGGAATGAATTTTCTAAGTTACCTATAGAAGAAGTGTCTTTTCCCCGCGGAGTACAGAATGTAATGAAATATTCCAATCCCGCGTCAATATATAAGAAGGGAACACCAATTCATGTGAGAGGATCTTTATTGTATAATAATTATTTACATAAATATAATATAGACAAGAAATATCCAATTATTACAAATGGTGAAAAAGTTAAATTTTGTTATTTGAAACTACCTAATGTAATTAATGAAAATGTGATATCTTTTGTAAATGCTTTACCTAAAGAGTTTGAATTAGAACCTTATATTGATTATGATACCCAATTTAGTAAATCTTTTGTTGAGCCCTTAGGTGTAATTTTAAATAAAATCGGGTGGACTACTGAACCAGTATCTACACTTGATAATTTTTTTGGGTAAGAAAACGGAAAACGATTGACAGAATCGGGATTTATGTTATAATAGTTACTATGGATGAAATTAGATATATGTTTCTGACCCTCCATTTAATTACTTGGATATTACTAATATTAGTATTTATAGAACTATATTCATTTAAAAAAGAAGTCAGACAAAATAGAGATTATGAAACTACTCTGAAAAGAAAGCGGAGAGAGTTGAGAAATGGAGATTAATAATGAGTTATTTGAAAAATCTGATCAAGACAACGGGCAATGAGTTTGCCTCAATAGTAGAAGATGGTGTACAGGCTGCAGATGTTGATGGTTACATTGACACAGGTTCTTACATTTTTAATGCGCTATTATCTGGATCAATATATGATGGACTACCCAACAACAAGATCACAGCTTTAGCTGGGGAGTCAGCCACAGGTAAAACATACTTTGCACTTGGTATGTGTAAACAATTCTTAGATGATAACCCCGAAGCAGCAGTTATCTACTTTGAATCAGAAAGTGCCACATCAAAGAAAATGATTGAGGAAAGAGGAATTGATTCTTCTAGAATCGTCATTGTTCCTGTTACAACAGTTCAAGAATTCAGAACACAATCTATTCGTATTTTAGACAAATATATAGAAGATAAAACAGATATGAAAATGTTATTTGTTTTGGATTCTCTTGGTATGTTATCTACTACGAAAGAGATTGAAGATACGGCTAGTGGTTCTGAAACTAGAGATATGACTAGAGCTCAATTGGTGAAAGGAGCGTTTCGTGTATTAACACTTAAACTTGGTAAAGCTGGAGTTCCATTGATCGTAACAAATCATACTTATGATGAAATGGGATTATTTGCTAGAAAAGTTATGGGTGGTGGAAGTGGTCTTAAATACGCAGCATCTTCTATTATCTTTCTATCTAAAAAGAAAGAGAAAGATGGAACAGAAGTTGTAGGTAATATCATTCATTGTAAGAATGAGAAATCAAGACTAACAGTTGAACATAAAATGGTAGATGTTATGTTAAGATATCAAAAAGGTTTAGATAGATATTATGGTCTGATTGATTTGGCCATCAAATATGGTATCTTTAAGAAATCATCTACAAGGGTTGAGTTGCCTGATGGTACTACTCAATTCAGTAAAACAATTAACAACAATCCACAAAAATACTTCACAAAAGAAGTGTTAGATCAATTAAACGAAGCAGCTAAACAAGAATTTTTATATGGCAACGAGACTAGAACAGACGATACTCAAGAATCTGATAACGAATGAAGAATATACTAGAAAAGTATTACCTTATATAAAATCAGAATTCTTTCAAGAAAGGGACGAGTCGTTCCTATTCAAACAAATTAGAGAATACTTCTTACAGTATAAATCTGTACCCACACCTGAAGCTTTGATAATTGACATTGACGAAAAAGATGATGTTGATGCCCAATTACTTTCAGAAACAACAAATCTTATTCAAGAAATAAAGGGAGATAATACAAATACTCCCGAACAATGGTTAGTTGATTCAACAGAGAAGTGGTGTAAAGACAGAGCAATATACAATGGAGTAATGAGCTCTATTGAGATTATTCAAGATAAAGATGGTAGTAAAGGTCAGATTCCTGACATTTTGAGAGACGCTTTATCAGTATCTTTTGATACAAATATTGGCCATGATTTTTTAGATGATTGGGAACCACGATATGATTTTTATCATACAGAAGAAGAACGAGTTCCTTTTGATTTAGAGTTAATGAATAAAATCACAAAAGGTGGTTTACCCAATAAGACTTTGAATATTTGTATGGCGGGGACAGGAGTGGGCAAATCTTTGTTCATGTGTCATGTTGCTGCTAGTTGTTTAATTCAAGGTAAGAATGTTTTATACGTTACTTTAGAAATGGCTGAGGAAAAGATAGCTGAAAGAATAGACGCTAATCTATTGGACATATCATTAAATGATTTAAATGATTTGCCGAAGTCGATGTATGAGAAAAAGATTAAAAGAGTTCAAGAGAAAACAAAAAGCAAATTAATTGTCAAAGAATATCCTACAGCTTCAGCCCATTCAGGACATATTAGACATTTG